CACCAAGGTCCTATACCTAGCATTTAACGTCTGTGGGTCTGCCATCAGCCATGATGAAGAATGGCACGTCCATCAGACGTTAAATGCTAGGTATAGGACCTTGGTGTTCAAGACACTCCTGCTGACTAATCTTGAATATTAAATAACCAAGGAATCAATCATGGCTCTACCGAGTTCAATTGATACCGCCTTTGTGCGGCAATACAGCTCAATGCTGTACATCTTGGCCCAACAGCAAAAATCGAAACTCCAAATGTGTGTCCGACAAGAAGGATGCCAGGGAGAGTCGAAGTCTTTTAACCGTTTGGGCGAAGCAATTGTTGAGGAAATGACCACCAGACATGGGGATACTCCGAATAACGAGCAGCCTCATACTCGTAGGTGGGTCACTCCCAGTAACTATCATACCAACTCGTACGTCGATTCGGAAGACAAGATCGCAATGCTGATTGAGCCCACGAACGAGTACATGCAAAACCAAGGCCGAGCCTTAGGTCGCCAGACGGATGACATCATCATTGCTGCTGCTCTTGGCACCGCTGCTGCTGGAGTCACCTCTACGACATCCTCAGTCGCTTATAAGGATGAATGCGTAAGTATCAACGGCGATGGTACTGTTACTTCACTTGGAACTGCTGCTACACCTGAGACTGAAGTAGCCATTACTTTGGCAAAGATCGCTACCATGCAGCAGATTATGGACGATGAAGATGTTGATGAAGAAATTCCTCGTTATTGGGTTATCACTCCCAAGGACGTGCGAGATATGCTGCAAATTGCTGCTTTGACTTCGTCTGACTATGTCAGTCTCAAGCCTCTTGAAACAGGTAAGATCGTGAACTTCTTGAATTTCAATTTTATTAAGTCCACACGAGTAACCAAGAATAGCACAGATTCAACGTGCTATCGTACATTTGCATGGGCAAAAGATGGTCTCATTTATGCCAGTGCAAAGGGAGTGGAGTCGCACATCGACCAACTCCCCACAAAGAGTTACACTACCCAGGTGTATAGCAAGATGAATGGCGGAGCTGTCCGAATGGATGGTGCCAAGGTTCATGAATGTCTCAATAAGGTTGCATAAAGAAAGGAGTCAATATTATGAGTGAGTTTAATGAATCTATCATTTTTGGTCCTACCCCTTCGCCTAAGCAAGGCATCTATGATGTCAGTGCCTCGCAGAAATACAAACTAGGCACTCAGTATCATACTTCTGACGGACGGTCTTTCCGATATGCCCGAGCTGGGGCTATACAGCTGGCAAAGAATTTGCTCAATGCTGCTGCCGCTCCTGATGCTCAGGCTATTACCTCGACAATCCAGACGGGTTATGGGGCTGCTGTAGGTGCAGTAACCTTTGATGTCTTGTTGACTACAACTAGTGCTTGGGTCAAGGATTCTTTGGTGGATGGCTGGCTTCATGTAAGCGATGGCGGAGCCGCTATGGGTGATTTGTACAGGATCGTGGCCAATGAGTGGACAACGTCTGACACTGTCATGAACGTGACCTTGGAAGATACGGGTGGTCTGGTGCGAGCAATCGAGGTTACGGATGATGTGATTCTGTACGCAAACCAATGTGCTTTGACAGTGGTGAGTCCGGCCAATCCTGTCTCTGATATCATTGGTGTTGCTTCTACTATTGTTCCCATTAATTATTACTATTGGGCACAGTACCGAGGAATTGCTTCCATCTTGATTGATGGAACCGACACTATTATTGCCGGTGATGTTGTATCTGCTTCCGACTCTGTTGCTGGAACCATTCACCTTAACGATGGTCTGACTGATGATGTCTTTATTGGCGTTTGTATTGCAACTGGAGCAGTAGATGAGCCTGGTTTGGTTAATATGAATCTATCTTAATCTTTAACGTCTTTATACAGATGGTTCCTTTCCAGGAACCATCTGTATCTTTATAGGAGCATGACGATGGACAATAAATCAGCGGATATTTTGACAAGAATGCCGCAAAATCAAACCCAAAGCGTCGATCTAAATCCGACGTATCGATTTGCTGAAGAAGTAGAACAGTTTGTTGATACTCGGAATGATTTTCTTGGTACTGTCTATTACGTTGATGGGAATAAAGTGACGGCTGGAACTGGTACTGGTGGTTGGGACAATGCCTTTAACACATTATCTGCGGCAATGGCAGCATCTCATGCAAATATTGCAGATACGACTCGCAGGGCTTGGGCATCTCGTAACACAATCTATGTCAGAGCAGATGGTATTACTGAAGACATTACAAAACTTTGCGATAAGACTGATATCATTGGTGTTGGATCAAATGACGCATACAATGGATTGGCAAAGATCACAGGCAGTTGGATCATCCCGGATACAGTATCCTACATAGGGTGTCGATTTTACAATATGTTTTTCATTGATTCAGGTGCATCTGCGATCATGGATATTGATACACAACCAGGCCTTGAGTTTCATAACTGCCATTTTGAAGCAACAGCACTCACAACAATTGGTTTACAGATAGAAGAATCAAATTTTCTTGTTGTGGATAATTGTGAATTCTCAATGGTTAGTTCTACCATGGCATTCACAGCGTCGGCCATTAAAATAATGCAAGATACTGACGCGATTTATGATTGTAAGATTACGAACAATATTATCATGGGTGCTATTGGTATTGATTGGGATGAAACTGCCTCATACAATTGTTGGATTACCGATAACTATATTTGTTCAACAGGGATGACGATTGACTGCGAGGATGATAATGTCTTTGTAATTAATAATCGTTTGATCACTGACATCGATACTACTACATCTACAGCAGGCTATGATTTCAATATTCAATTAGCCGCTGGAAATATTCAGATGGGGGATACTGGTTTATGTGACTCCATTCCATTCCTCAAGATAGCTGAATAATTAATCAAGAGAGTATCATGGCTGATAAAACCACAGTATCGAATATGGCTCTTGCAAGGATTGGGGCCAAACGGATCAATGATTATACGGATGTTACCGACACCAAACCTGAAGCTATTTACTGTCGGATGTATTTTGATCAGACCGTAAAGGCCTTGATGAAGGACCACTATTGGCCTTTTGCCAAGGACCGTATTCAGCTTTCTGCCAATACCGTGACTCCTGCTTTTCAGTACACCTATTCCTACCACTTGCCCTCTGATTTTTTGAGATTGATTCTGTTTTACAACGGCTCTGACAGACCGGATGGTAGGACCTATTACACTTATGAGATTGAAGGGAATCAACTGCTCACGGACGAGACAGCGGTGTATTTGAGGTACATCAAGTGGGTTACTGATGTCGGGTCATGGGATACTCTTTTCATTGAGTGTATGGTGCTTCTCCTAGCATCCAAGTTGACAATGGCCTTGTCTCAGGAGTTGGAGATTAAACAGGATGTTGATAAGGATTTGGCAATTCTATTGCGTAAGGTCCGGGCAATGGATCGTATGGAGGAACAGGTCATCGGACGAGATGCCTTGAGGACTTGGCAATCGGCCAGATATAGCGACATAGCATAGGAGAGTTTGTGGAATTAGGCACATTACAAAGTAAAGTCAAAATTACAGACATTGATGAAAAAGATCTATCCTTAGCGTTTGAAGGTGGTATCACAAAAGTTCCTATTACTGATATACGTGTTATTATATTATTGGAACAAATGTTGATTGAACTGAAAAAAATTGAGTATCATTTGATGCTCGCAACTGATACTGATTTAAAGGAATTTTAAAATGCCAACTATGAACGATGCTAATGGCACCCCGGCAAGAATAAATGATAAAGGTTTTTCTTTGAACGTTTGTGTTTCTTTGCCATTTATGGCTCATGCCGCAGATAATGGGGATGCATACTCAATAATCTATAACAGTGACCCTAATGTGGCAGGGGATTTCTTTTATATGAAGAATTCGTCTGATAAGAACTTAAGAATATATAAAATTAAAGGTCTTGCTATCACTACAGGAGGAATAATAACTCTTAAAACTGGAGTGACTGGTACGCCAACAACTGGTATTGATTTGACTCCTGTGAATTCTTTAATAGGCAATGGTAAATTAGCAGAGGGGGTATTTAACCGTAATACCTCTGCTGCGTCAATGGCGTTAACTGGTGGGAACACTTATGACATCCTTCAGTTGCCGAGTACAATTACTGAGAAGGTATGGGATTATCCTGCTGAAATCGCATTAGAAAAGAATCAGACTTTTGTAATGGCAAATAGCACAGATCCAACATCAGTTATGACCTGGGTTGTTTACTTTTATTATCACGACAAGGTTGAATAATGTGGAAATACTTCTTAGTTGACAAAACTGGTGAACCCTTATGTTCTGAAATAGGACTTAGAAATTATCCAACTCTTATTACAGAGAGTGTAAAGATTCTTGATGCTCATTGGCAGTCATCGGCAATTACTACAGCGACAACAACTACAGTTGTGGAAGCGATACCGAATGAAAGTATCATGCTAACAGACTTGGTAGTTATTCTAAGTAAGAAGGTTGTCGCGTCAACTATAATCGTTCGATTTAGTGATGGAACGAACACTGAAAATTTATTCACACTCGATGTAGATGCTGCATCAATTGTGAATAAATTTTCAGTGTTCGTTCCATCACTAAATCGAACGATTATAGT